CACCCATTACAATCTAGATGTGCTAACTACAGGTTTGATAGGCTACAATCTAGGACTATGCATAAGATGCTGTCTGAAATATTGGAAACAGAGAAAATCAGTCATGTATCCGACGAAGAGTTAGAAACCTTCATAGAGTCTCTGAATGGAGACATGAGAAGAGGGCTTACTGAACTTCAGGCTGCTATCTACAGTAAGTCCTCACTACTTACACAAATAGACAAGAATCTAGAACCCTATACTGAGATACTAAACTTGATTGATGAAAATAACTATGACAATTCTTTGGAGAGGATGCACATTCTACTATACAATTCAGTTGATATGAGGACTATATGCGTGAATCTTCACGATGTAGTTATTAAAACTGATATGCCATCAACCAAGAAGTTCAAAATGTTAAGGGCTATCGGAGAGGCTGAGTGGAGAAGTAGCAACATGACACCAAAACTACTCGCTTCATGGTTAGTAGGCCAGTTGATTTAATGATAGAACTATTAATGGGATTGGTAATTTTAAGACAAATAATAAGATGGTTAGATTCCCCAAGAAGGAGATATTGAAATGAGGTATGAATATGAAAATGGATTTGAACAAAGACGGTGTAGTGGATATTGAGGATATCAAACATCTACTACTCCGCTATGAGATAATAGCGTTAGGTGGCGCATTGCTGATTGTGCTACCTGTACTAAACACGATAGGTTACATCAGCGTAGATTCCAATTTCTTCTGGATACTGTGTGGCGTAGTCATGCTGACAGAAGGATTAGTGGAAATAAGACATGAAAGAAAAAGAATGAAAATAAAGGAGGAAAATGAAAATGAATGATGAAATAAGAAATGATATTGAAAAAGCCGCAGAAATACTAGGCATGAGCCTAGAGGACGCTATGGCGAAGTTTGAGGAGATATGCTCCAAGAACAACGTTAGTCCTGACAGAGAGCCACAATTAGCCCGTGGACTCTGGAAGCAGTTCTTCTTCAATTCAAAGAGTGCAATGAAGAGAACAACACAGCAAGCAAACGACGATGGTGGTTTGTTTAAGAACGCTTTTGGTTTCTTCATATCTTTGAATGAAGCAAGAGACATGGGTGCAATGAATCGTGACAGAGTTACGAATGAGTATATGCGAGACAGTGAAATGACATACAACGCAGGTAAAGTTGCTATCTTTACAGAAGACGGTGATGGATACGAAGCAAGAATGGTTAACAGGGGTAATGAGGTTGTCAAGACCCTTGGTAAACTACCTGAGAACCACATAGAAGTTGACAGTGGCAAATACATCGTGCCTCTAGATACGAGAGAAGGTGACTGGAACAAGAACTATGGTAAGCCCTTAGTAAAAGAGGAGTATCGAAGAAGTGGTGTATTCATTGGTGAAGTGAATGGACAGATGGGCAAGTGGGACTTCTCCTACAAAGGAGCATCCTGCATTGACTTTGAACCAAAGACGTTTGAGTTTGTACACTTCAGTTGTATACCAAACTCTTTCAGAGCAGGTGCTATAAGCGGAGGAACAGATACTACTCTGACTTCCTTGGTTTACAATGTTGACCTTCCGGTTGAATCAGATTTGTATGTGGACGTATCGGAAGTATCTATTCAAGATGCTTTGATGCAACACTGTGAGGGTAACTACAGTCCTTTGATTGATATCGATAGGTATCACTCAGAGGTATCGATGAAGCCATATGCTGACAGGTTTGTTTTCACAGACGGAAGCGTGACTAGCATAAACATGAACCCAACTGCAAACGGTAACAGAATCGTCAACATCGATGATTTGAACACTGAGATAGATTGGGATGGAGACGGCTTTAGCGGAACCACCTGTTGGATTCCACAGAATGTGAACATAGAGTTTGGCATTGGTTCTAACATTATAGTTGTAGGTAGAACTTCACAGTCTCCCGGCAACCCGACTAGTATCAACGTATCAGGCTTGTTCGTTGTTAACAATCGTGGTGGCAGTCCTGAAGAGATTGAGTACGTTGAAGAGGACGAAGACTGGTTCTTCGACTGAGGTGTTCATATGGAATACACTCTTGACGGAAATGTGCTTCATGGTAGAAGTTTCGCTTTCCCATTGGATAGCGTTGACTTCGTTACATGGAAGTACAACCCTGAAACTAAACTGTACTGGTTGAAGTTTCACTTCACCTCTAAGGAGGTTAGAATAAGAGTGAGCCTTGAGGAGTTAAATCACATCTTAGGCTCATGGTTTGGAATAGAGTTTGATATTAATCAATATAAAAATGGTGATGAATATGAGTTGGTCAACAACAGGTAAGAAGCAAGCGATAACGAAGAACGAAACTGATGAGGGTAAGTATGCACTTCGCAAGAAGGAACTACTTCAAGTCATCAAACAGATACAGGAGAACAATACCTCCTACCTCTGTTTGGGAATATGGGGAGAGCCTAAGTCTGCTAAATCAGCAACGGCTCTAGACATACTAACAGATGAAGATATCGAGAATGATATGAAAGTCATGGTCTTTGACTTTGATAACAGAGCGATAGACGTAAAAAGAAATCATTACAACAACGTAGAGAACCTAATTGTCTACAATCCAATTGTCAGAGAAGAGGGTAGTTTAGTTGATTTTAATGAGACTATGAACAATGCTAGAGCATTCTATCAATTAGCACAAGAGTTCCTTGAGGAAGGGAAGTTGAAGGCTGTCATAGTTGATGGTGCAGATAAACTTCTGACTGATGTGTGTGAGACATACATGAGAAACAAGCATGGTCTTGATGCCGATACGGTGATGAAGGCTGCGCCTTATGTTTGGGGAGATAGGAACACACCTTACAAGAACTTCCTGCATAAGCAGATACTAGAGATGCCATGTCACAGGATTGTGATTGCGCACTCAAAGGACAAGTATGCTGGTAATCCTAACCCAATAGGTGTTGAGGCTAACTGGCACTCATCAACAGAGGATATCTTTACTGCTACAGTGAAGATGTCTAGAGACATCAGGAAGAACGGTGCTACCTTTACCGCTATGGTTGAGGCTAGTGCTAGAAAACCAGAACTCATTGGTAAGAGAATAAAGGTTCTGAGCATTGAAGATGGTAAAGTAGAATGGAACGGTTTCCCTGAGATTAAAGCAGGTGAACTTTGAATGAGGAATGAATATGAAAATACAGATACAAACCAAAACGCTGAGTGATGCCCTTGAAGATGTCCATCTAAAGGGTAAGTATCACAATGGGGACTCTGCCAAGAACGGTTCATTGTCCGGGTATGCTATGCTAGAGGTGTTGAATGATACTCAACTAGCACTGTACAACGGAGATGCAACCACTGTTTGCAGAGTGGTCATAGATGTTACAGAACCAAATGAGTCAGATAGCAATATAGCAGTGATAGAAATAGAGAAGATGTTGAAGTATCTCAAGACCTTTGATGATAGTGTCACCATAGACATAGGAGACTACATTAAACTATCAGATGGAACTAGTAATGTTTCTATTCCAATAGTGACACATCATCCTCACTCTGCTATGATTGCTAGGATACAGGGATATGATATCGATGTTGACAACCCTAAGTTTGGTAGCGTTGATTTTGAGACTGTTATTCTGGTCAATCCTGATATCTTAAAGGATGCAGTAAAGAGATGCGATACTATCAACAATGCTAGATATCGCTTTGACTACGATGGAGACAATCTAACGCTATCTAGTTTCAAGTCAGAGATAGACAAGATAGAAACTAGAGTAATAGCAGGTGTTGAAGGGGAACCATCAACAGTAGAAGTGACAGGACACTTCCACAAGTTCTTTCGTGGGACGACAGGAATATATCTATTCTTGAAGGATGAGAGTCCTCTAGTTTGGAAAACAGATGACAGAGTATTGATTAAGGCTCCATACATAACAAGGTGATTGTAAGATGACTATACCTGCTGGATATAGACAGTGTAAGGCATGTGACAAACAATTCAAAAAATGGTCTACCAAAGATACAGCAAACTACTGTCCTAGTTGTAATCAATCTAGGTTAACAAGACATGAAACAATTGATGTTGTTAATGATAGGTTGAGGATATCCTATCCAGAGGAATACCAAAAACGAGTACAGAAACAGGAAAGAAAGGCTGCTGAAAATAAAGAATATTGGGAAGAACAGGAAAAAAGAAAAGACCCCAATTATCCTTCGATGAAAGAAAGAAATAAGAAGCACTATACTAGAACGATTCCTAAATCATTTGAAGATGCAAGGAACAAGAAACCCAATTGGCAGAGAACTAAGAAAAGGAGACGAAATAGATGATAATAGCAAATACAGAACATGGTATCGCTCTCAGATGGAGAGACGAACAAGGAAAGAGGGAGGAGAAACTAGTTGGTTTTTCCGACTTCTCTCCTTACTTCTTCGTAAAGGAGGACTGTCCTGTGGTTGTTGATAACGTTAGTTCAATACAGTTGTATGAGTCTTGGGGAGACAGGGGTTCAACCTTTCCACTTGAGTTAAATTATGAGTTTGGTGATTGGGTTAACTTGGATGGTGACAAGTTAGCAAAGGTTACTTGGTATCCATCCCTCCCTAAGTACACCAAGAAGGTAAAGTCATACTTTCACAACAGAGCATACCCAACATACGAGGCAGATGTCAGACATCACTATCGATATTCTGTCGATATGATAGAGAGCATACCTGAGTACAAACTACGGAAATGGTATTGGGATATGGAGTGGATGCAAGGCGGTGAGCATGACGGTGCAATAACATGTATAGTCATTTACGATAATTACGATGATGAATACTATACACTTAGTTGGAAGCCTGATTCTAATGAAACAGAGAAAACTGTGTTAGAGAGATTCATCCTAATGATTAACGAGAAAGACCCTGATATGCTTATCTCTTGGTTCGGATGGAAGTTCGACCTGCCTAAGTTATTGGAGAGGATGGATATTTTAGATGTGCCAGCAAGGGAGTTATCTCCTATCAAAGAAGTAGATGGTATTAGATGGTCAACAAAGCAACGATGCAATATTCTGAATCCAAACATTGTAAATAATTACAGTCCGATAGCACAGCCAATCAAGGGTCGCATTTGTGTCCCGTTAGACTTGGCATTTGAACGTCAATGGAATGACGCACAAAGAGGCACACTGCCATCTCTATCGTTAGACTATGTTTCAGAGAACGTGCTAGGCGAGAAGAAACTAGTTAGCGAGAAGTTTCCTGATAAGAACGAGTTCTTTAGGAGAGGATGGTTGGAAGACAGCGACACCTATCTTGAATATGCAAAGAAAGATGTTGAGTTGTTAGTGAAGATAGATGAGCAGAACCATACGACAGAAGCGATTTTATCTTTACAACGTTTACTGATTGCTCCATTTGACGCATGTTTCTACGCCTCAAACATGGGTGGGATATACTTCATGCGTAATGCCTCATGGAAGGCTCCTACGGGCATGAAAGGAGACAGGGTAGACTATGATGGCGCAATGGTGTATGACCCCCTCAGTGAGGCTACAAATGGCCTTCATTTGGGTGTGGCTGCATTTGACTTCGCAGGATTGTACCCATCGATGATGATTGCTAGAAATATCTCTTGGGAAACCAAGTCGGACACACCAACTGAATTTGGTGTTAACATAACAACGCCAAAGGACTTCTCTGAAATCGAAAACTATGACATGAGATACTACAAGACAGACGAATTAGGTTTGTTGCCTAAAGCAGTTTTAGAATTGAAAGAATTACGAAACGAATACAAAGCAAAGATGAAAGAAAGTGAAAGTAAAAGTGAATATGTAAAATGGAACAACAATCAGTTAGCGGTCAAGAGGTTGATGGCTTCTTTCTATGGAATCATTGCATTTCAAGGATTTGGATGGGCTGATGTTGATTTAGCAGCAAGCATCACTGCTAGTGCTAGAGAAGCAATCAGGACGGCTGCGTTTAAAGTGAGGGAACTATAATGCCAATAAAAAATGCTAATATTGAATTCAATACGACAAATATAGAAGAAAAAGATGAAAAATCTGAATCCGAGTTAAGAAAACAGGCATGGAATCAAATTTTTAAGGATGCTAGGTCTTTTTCACGAACGGCATCACGAATATTCTTCGTTAGTATCTTTCTCTATGGTTTATTTTCTCTTTTACAGGATGTGAATGTAATATGAAAGTGGTTTACGGACATACAGACTCAATTTACGTTGATATAGAAGATGACAACATAGAGACTGCCCAAAAAACACTAAAAATACTAAATGAGCATGTTAGAAAATCGTTTCCTAACGTTATGGGACTAAAAGAACACCCTGTAACGCTTGAATTTGAGAAATACTTCAAGAGTTTAGGCGTTGGAGCAACAAAAAACAGGAATGCAGGTCTAATTACATGGAAAGATGGTGAGTTTCTAGATGAACCTGAGTTTGTCATGACTGGTTTTACTGCAAAGAGAGTCTCACAAACTAAATTAGCCAAAGATGTGCAATTGAATGTACTAAACATGTGGGTCAATGGTGATTCTGAACGTGAGATAGTAAAATACCTCAATGGAACCTACAATAAAGTGCTATCAGGAAACATACCAATGACTGATATTCTTCAAAGGAGCAGATATAGAGAGGAGAGGTTCAAGGTCACTTGTAAGAACTGCAAGAGAACGAACACCTTGTTTGAACTAATGGAGGAACCATGTTGCTTAGGTACACCATCATTCACTACAACACAAGGTAAGAGACCAACGATAGGCTCAGGCATTGAGGGAGTCTTATTCAGTAGCAGTATCGGTTATCAACCAATTACTGACTCTTACCTTTATCTGAGAATACGAAACAGCGCACAGACATACTACAATCCAGTAACACAAAAAGCCGTGAGACCAAACTACATCTCTCTTTTGACAGAGGCAGATTTTGCTGAACACCTTTGGATACTTCCTGATTGGGGACACTATGCAGAATCAGTGGTAAAGAAAGCAGAGCCTATATTCAGAGCAATGGGATGGGATACTACGCAGATAAAGAGAGACACTAGACAAAGAGATTTGGAGGAGTGGTTTTGAGAAGCATATACAACAGTCTCTCATGGACGAATAAGAGAAGGATAGATTCTCTTGTAGTTAGATTCAGAAAACTGAAAGAGTGGCTAAAGCCAAAGGCAGAGAAGATAATTTCTGATATAGAAATAACAAAGGTGACTAAACCAAAAAAAGTGGAAGTAGTGACCGAGTTATTTCCTAAGAACCATAAGTATATCGGGTATAGGATTGAGAAACACTCTGCTGGTGACAAGATTTTCATGATAGAGGAACCCCCTCACCCGAACCGTTGTGTTTGCGAAGAGTGCATGGATAAACTAGCAAATGAAATAATGAGCAGAAGAGAGGTGAAAGAAAATGAAGCAAAACAGTGACGAATACACATATCAGTGGAATCCAGATTTTTATGATGATGATAGTGATTATCCAATATTGAAAATATCAAAGTCATCATTAGGTTCGTTTCAGTGGTGTCCAAAGAGATATGAGTTCCAATACAAGGAGAGAATGCCAATAGAAACAACAGAAGTGATGGTCAAAGGAAGTATAATACATAATTCAAGAGAGGACTTCTTCAATGAATTCGATGTAAAGAAAGCAGAGAACCTTTCACATCACGAACTCGTCAACTATTGTATGAGCCTACATCCCATTGATGAGTATTCAGAGATGTATGAAGCAATGTCTATTTTTGAGGCTAATCGTTTTATGGAGGCGAAGGAAGAAGATGAATTACATAACTTCCTACCAGTGATAAATGAGATAATGCTAGATGCTAGAATAGTTATCAGCAAGGACCAGAACAAAAAATACCCCTTGAAGAGAGATTACACAGTACATCTTCAGGGCATTATTGATAGGATGTTCAGAGAGGGTGATGTGTATATTCCTATGGAATTGAAAACAGGCGGTTGGAAGGAATGGAAGACATCAATGATGAGAAAAGAAATGGCCTTCTACAAAATTCTGTTTGAGAACACACCTGATGAGAAGTTGAGAGAGTGGGGGCTAGACCCTGAGATACCTATCTCTCATTGGGGATGGTATTACCCTGCTGCTAATTATGTGCATGTTGAAGAGGTAAAGACTGGAAGCATCACAGCAGTCAAAAAAGGAATAGCAGAAATGATTCACGCTTATGAAACTAGTATATTTCCTGCAAAGTATTTTGCAAAAACATGCTCTAGTTGCAGTTTCTTTGGTATTTGTGAAGAAGCAAATGTACAGAGTTGGTTTTGATGAGGGACAATAGCAAATGTAGATGGTGTAACTGTAAAGTTAGTTACGGACACGATAGAAGAAAAAAGTGTAATGCTTGTAAATAGACAGAAGGAGAATAAGAAAATGATAGATGAAATGGTAAAAGAAGAATTGAAACAGAAAGTATGGAGTTTTTCAGAGATAGCAAATGTATCTGAAACAGTTAACAACTTAGCAGAGACATTGTACGGGAAGATGCCTACTACTGACAAACTGAGCATGATATGGGAGACTGATGTGTTTGCTGAAGAGAGAACCCCATTCGGTCAGATATACATGAATACAGTTATGTCACAATTGAAAATAAAAATAGCAGAAATTGTAAGAGAGGAATTGCTTGATGCAAAGGTCTCTTTCAAGGAGGATAATAAAAATGAGAATGCCAAGAGAAGTGTGGGCAGGAAGTCATCTAAGAAACGCACCACAAATGAAGAGAAGAGTAGTATTTCAAAGAAATGAATTCGTAGATTGGTTCAATTCCTACAACGGGAAGATGAACTGCTATACGACAGTCTATGACTTTCTTGATTTCAATAATGGAGTCAAGTTAGAATACTCTGTGGTATTAGACAGAGCCTTCTTAGATTTTGATGCGCACGATGAGCCGTTGGAGAATGCTTATTCAGATTTGAAGAAAGTCGTTTCTAAACTAGTTGAAAACGAAATCATATTCAAAATGTATTTTAGTGGGAAGGGTTTCCATGTTTTTGTTTATGGAGAACCCGTTGATGATATCCGAAGCATTCAACAGTATTATTCCGAAATCAGCGATGGTATTGATACACTGGATAGAACAGGCATACAAACGAATAGATTACGCCGTATCCCTAATTCGATGAACCTTAGTAGTGAGGATGAGAATGGTGAACCATATTTTTGCATCCCCTTGGTTATTGATGACCTAACCAAAGACTTGAGTTGGATACTAAGCCTAGCAAAGAGTCCTAGAAAGATTCAGAGTAAGAACGGTTCAAAGTTAGTAGTGTTTCCAAAGGTCAAGAGAATATCTGTATCGGACGTTGAGGTTGACATTCCTGAACCAATAGGAAAATTACCGATACTACCATGCTTGCACAATGCGGTTATGGTGGAAAATCCTAGCCACTATGCTAGGGTATACCTAGTTCAGTGGTATCGAGACTTATTGACATTGGGTGAGAGAAACATTGCCATAGACCAAAGAAAGCAGGTGCATACAACCATAATGAACGAGTTGGAGACCATAGCCTCCAAAGAAGACATATGGCTTGATTGGGATAGCAAAACCACTTCTAAATACGTTAGAGGAATTGTAGATAAGGGATACAATGCCCCCTCTTGTTCTAACGTGCTTATCCCACAGGGATATTGCATAGGAAAGTGTTGGAGGTATTACGATGGAAAATAAACTGAAAATAGATAGTAGAGAGAATTCAGAACTATCTAATCAAGTAGTGAAATACTGTGAACAGTTCAATGTTAGACATGAGAAAGTTTGGTTAGAGGTTGGTGACTATGTTTTCGATAACGTATGCGTAGAGGCTAAGTCCTCTTTTGATTTTCTACAATCTGTAATCAACAAGAGACTATGGAATCAGATAGACAACATGGATGCTAATTTCCTAACTAATGTTGTGATAGTATATGGTAGTTTCAAGGATGCATTAGAGAATTATCTCTCGTATGTAAAACACAGTAACACCTTGAATCAGGCTAGACTACTTAGAAATAAATTCGATGGAGCATTTGGTAAGATTATCCTAGATACAGACTGCAATGTATTTTGGGTTCCATCTGCTTCTGAGGCTGCTAGATTGATAGTAGTCATTAGTAAAATGCAGCCTATTGACAGAGAGATACACACTCCGTCACTAGTTAGAAAGAGAATATCTACGTCCGATTTACGATTGGATGTCCTTTGTTCCGTGAAGGGAATCAGCATAAAGAAGGCAAAACAGTTGATTGCTAGGTTTGGTTCTCTGATGGAAATAGGTGAGGCATCAATAGATGAGATATGTGAGTTAGAGGGATTCGGTAAAGTCACTGCCAAAAGACTAACCCAAGTTCTAAACTCAGAAGAAAATGTGGTGATATGATGAATGAAGATGATAATAATTATGATGATGAAGATAGACTGTACTATGAGGGATTGTCGCAGACAGAAACTCCTGTCGCAACACAAGATAGCACGTTGCCCAAAGTAGTAGAACAGTATGTGACTAGTGCAGTAGAGGTATCAAAGTACAATGAAGTTCCTGCTGCGATGTCTTTCTATGTCTTATTAGGACAATTAGTAAAAGACATGGTAGCGATACCGCAGGGCAGACGTTTAGACGATACTCGTATTCAATTTATTTGGATGCAGACTTCTGGAACTGGTAAGTCAACCCTGTATGACTTCTTCGGTCCGGTATCAAGGGAGACCTTTCAGATAGTAAATGAAAAGTATGGAACTAACTTTGACATATTCTCAGTCAAGGATACCACTGACGCAGCATTGATAGGCTCTATGGAGAAGATTCAGGAAACGATAGCAGATGAGGATGAACCACCTAGAACTGTATGGATACCACAACAGATAGATGGTGCATTAGAAGGTGACGGGTTAGCAGCCTATGATGAGTTTGAGTATTCAGGTGTTTTCAAGCAGTCTCAGCATAAAGAGAATGTAATCATGTATCTGAATACGTTCATGAACTCCCTTCATGGGGAGAACTGGATTATAACAAAGAAACTCAAAGATGGTGATACTATTGAATGTAGATGCCGTCGTTCATTGTTTGCCACAACTTACATTCCAAAGGCACTAACAAACGTTATTGCTGAAAAGGGTGTAATGCAAAGAACTGTAATTTACATCAAAGAAATACCACAGGAAGTACAGGAAGAACTGAGAGAGCAAATATTAGATGAGGTAGGAGTGATAAAGTCTAGGGATACTCCCATCAAGAAGTTCGCTGAGAATTTTGTAATCATCTATGACACTTTGAGAGAGCATTACATTAGCAGTGGCGAAGACCCATTGAGAACCGTAAAGTTCGGTAGGGGGTATGTTGATGCCCTGAAAAATGAGTCTTGGAAGTTGAGTAAGTATGCTACAGACAGTAGACCAGAGGTGCTGGAAATCGCTGCTAATTTCGTAACTAGAATGAATCAAACCATGATTAAGTTGTCAGTTTTGTGCTGTATTGCGGAAGCACCAAACATAAAGAACAAAGATAGAAGGTTTATTGTTACCGAAAGACATGCACGACAAGCCTCCTCCATCATTCGACAATGCTATAAATCGCTTGTGTCGTGGCTAGACGTAGCATTGAAGGTGAAAACTCAGGCGTTGCATGAGAGAGTAGGCGTTAATGCGTTTAAAAAAGCGTACAGTGGACTGCTGAAAAAGGGAGATGATGGTTGGGTGAATAAGGCTCTTCTACTATCCAAAGTGAGGGAACAAACCAAAAAAGGACAAACCACAGTCTACAGAAACTTTAATGAAATTTCACATATGTTTGATAACAAAAAGATAGGAGTTAGAGCATATTTGAAACTAAAGGAGGAGAATAAGAATGAGTAAACAAGATACATATGAGCATCAATTTTTGGTGTTTCAAGTTAGTGACGGCCCAAAAGTGATTAATGAATCACTGAATACCTACGGAAAAGATGGTTGGTATCTATCAACTATGATTACCGTTGGAGCAGGTGAAGCCCTAGTTGCATGGATGGTTAAACCAAATATAATCCACGCACCAAACCCTGATGAAGCAAGGGCAAAGAAACTTGCAAACTTGTGGACAGGGGACAGTGGTGACGAGTGAACGTATTAGCCCTAGATATTGAAACGAAAAACTACTCACACGAAATAGGTGGGTGGGGTAATACCCATATGTTTCAAGTTTCTACGGTATGCACTTGGGATGGTAGTAATGGCACAGTCTACATCGATGAACCCATTGGTTCCATTAGAAAATCAGGAGTAGTCGTAAAGCCACTTTCGCAGTTGAAGTACGATTTGGACGACCATCATCAAAACGGTGGTGTTCTTCTAGGTCATAATATTGTTTCATTCGACTTAGCGGTGTTGAAAAACGCTATGGATATTTATTGCATCAAGAAATACCTTGATGATAAATCATATATTGACACAAGTAGAATACTTAACAAACAGTACGGTGAAAGGTATAGCCTCTCTAATTTAGTACAACACACATTAGGTGCTGACAAACTGATGGATAGTGCAGATGCACCCGTTGTCTGGAAGGCAGGAAGATACACCGAAGTCGCTGACTACTGCTTAAAGGACTGTGAGTTAGTTTATGACCTATGGATACATGGGAAAGAGCATAGTGTAGTCAAGGGCTTCTCTATCGAAGAAGAAAAAATGAAAGAATTGGAGGTGAAATGGTGAGTCCGTGGGAATGGTTCGGATGGTTTGTCTTTGTCATCATAATCTCTCTATTGTTCTTCGCTGCGTTTGGTAATTCCAAATACAACGAAAGTAGCATAGAGGAATATATGCAAAATCTGATTGACGAGGAGACAGGCAGAAGTGGGTCTTCGTAAACTCTGTTTTAGTTGTGAGGTAGAAACAATACCTCGCAGGATAAAAGGCAGAGTGGTAGGCTCTAGAGAAACATTGTTTATTTGGCAATGTAGAGAATGTAAAGCGTTGTGGTCTGAGGAATAGTTCCTTGGACCCAACGCCCCTTTTTTTTTCAAAAATTTTAGGACTCCAACAACTATTTCACTATTGGACCAATAGTATTTTTAGTTTTTAGCAATCTATTGAATCAGTAAATTTATCTTGGGTTTTTAGATGTAAGTAACACTGCTTGAGTAAGTTATACTGAGTCTTAGCGTTGGCAGTGTCCAATTCAAATTCACCATTGAAACCACTGATTGGTGATGCCTTTTGTTCATAAGCATCGTCGCTGGCATATACCTTTCCACGATATGTAATGTTGAATGACTTCACTTCATTTCCATCTTCAGTATCATCAATCTTCTTATCTAAGCGAGCATCAACTATGACGCAATATGCGTAATCACACGTTATTCCAAATTCTGTCTCATACTCTACCTTCAGTGCCATCACTCATCACCCCAAAATCCTATGTTATCAGTATATTGCGAATACTTGTTTGTAATAACAGTTTTGTAGTCCTTGTAATCCAAATCGTTGTCCCACAGCCAAGTATCCCCCCATATAGTATCAAAGGAACTTCCCTCCGGCGGAGTCCAAGTCTCAAAGTCTGCTATTACCAGATTGAAGGTATCATCCTTAGCACAATGTTCCCAAACTAGGTCAATCACATCTTGCTCTAGTTCTATGATAGTGACAGAGGTTACATTTGGGTTGTCTATCAAAGCCTGATGTATCGTACCTAATCCAAGCCCTCCTACTAATACATGACCTGTTGCGTTATTCCACAACCATTGATGTTCGTTGTACTCTGCTTGCGAGTTCTGCATTATTGGCATAGGACAAGTATTCTTGATTAACACGGTATGATTGTCATAGGGTTCTGCCTTCATGTTCAAGTATGTCTGCCACATTCTGTGTTGAGTCTGCCTATTGTAGTATGCTACTTCATATTGGCCTGATGTTCCTTCCGGTATGTTCACTTCTATTCTTGTCATTTTATTACCTCATGATGAGAATGTGTACCTAACTGTGACATTGCTTGCATTAGTCGTTCCACTTGAATTCGTAGCACTTCCACTTATCACAAACTGCAATACATCGCCATTAGACGGGAATATCAATCCGCCTCTACCTCCACCAAATGTGAGAGTACCTTGCTCGTTGATACCTGTGGTTAAGCCACCGCTTCCTGTGGCATCTTGAGTAGTAACCGCAGTTCCTTGTGTTGCTGCTGTTCCTGCTGACAGACTTGTTGCAATAGTGTCCACCGCTACATCCCATGAGAAACTGGTTGCTCCGGTTGCACGAAGATAACCAAAGAAGTTGATGGTTGCCTGACCGGAGACACCGGGAAAGGTTTCACCCATTGCGTCTATATCAACGGTTACTGAACCTTGACCATTAGAGAAGTCACTACCAACAACATCCATCCCACCAAAACTGGCTGCTCCTTCTTCAGCCAATACCGCATTATTGGTTCCACCTGTTTCAGTTGTGGCAATGCTAACTGATGTTGGTGCGCCACTTCCACCTCCACCAGCAGCATTCGCTGTCTTTAGTTGCTGTGCGACACCAGCCACGCCTACCATTATCGAAGCCATCTCAATCACCCGATGTATATCCATTTGTTAGCAGCAACAGAGACGTAGGTTCTAGCAGTCTCATCAGCCATAGCAGCGTGAGCAGTCCACCCTGATGCTATAGCGTTTGATGTACCTAGACTTGGTGTTGCTGAACCACCTGTGTTGTTGATGATTGTGTATTGCTGTCCCGACTCTGCTGTTGCAGGTAGAGTCAGTGTACCTGCTGTCCAGTAGACGTATGAGCCGGATTGAGCATCTGTGAGTGTTGTGTTGCTTGATACTGACTTCACCTTAATCTTAAGAGCCTTGATTCCGTTTGAATCTCCCTTCAACCAAGTTACTCCACCATCACCACTACCTATGATAATCTGGTCATCGCCTGTTGCGACATCGACATCAAAGCAGCCTATGACTAGATTGTTAGAGCCGGAAGTGATGTTATCTCCGGCTTCATAACCGATTATCATATTCTTACTACCTGTTGTTACGTCATGTAATGCCTCATATCCTATTGCTACGTTATTAGCAGCACCGTTACCACTTGCACCATAACCTGCTTCATAACCAAGGAATGTATTGTAGTTACCTGTAGGATACCTACCTGCTCGATAACCGATATTGACACCACCAGTTCCAGACGAATTGTAACCTGCTAATGCTCCCACATGGACACCGTGTTGACCTATACTACCTCTCCCTGCTTGGTTTCCTATCGAAGTTGAATAATTACCAGTCGCTCCGTAACCCGACATACCACCGACGGCAGTATTGTATTGAAGGCTAGAAGTTACGTTACCTAACGACCTCCTTCCTATTGCCACGTTTTCAAGACCCGATGTAACACTAAGGAGCGCATAAGTGCCTAACACTGTATTGTACCCACCGCCTTGTATTGCAGAACCAGCCTGATAACCTATGGCTACGTTTTCTACTGCGGTAGTCAAAGCGTCTAAAGCGTCATTACCTATTCCTATGTTATAGTCACCTGAAGTCAATGATGCAAATACATCCTTACCAAGACCAATATTCTCTAGTGCGTTGTTCAATGTTCCTGTCGTTGGAGCAGAACCATCACTATCTGTTTGTAGTAAGAACCCGTTAGTGAAATTAGTTGCATCCATGAGGACATCGGTTAATGCACCGATTGTAGAAGCACCACCACCGGAAGCAGACTCAAGACCAATTGTACCTGATGAGTTATCATACGTCAGAACAAAATTATCCTGACTACTTCCTACTGTTTGGTCTGCATTGAATGTAAAGTTACCAAGTGCGACGTTTCCTGTGCCGTTTGGTGTGAGTGATATGTTTCCATTTGCACCATCAGCAATGACAATTGTTCCAGAGT